GTCGATCATTTGTCAACTTTATTTTCCAGCTTATCAAAGATTTTGTTGAGCATGTCTTTGATCTCGCGGGCGTCTTCGCGGTAGTCGTTGCGGGCCACATAGCTGGTGGGCAACGCCCGCACATCGGCGTCTAGGCGCTCCAGCGATTTGGTGATGGTGTTGAGCGTCCACCCGCCAAAGAAAGACGCCAGAACAACCGCGCCGTTGAACAAGACTTGGTAGTCCATTTAGCGCCTCATTGCGTTTTGATTTTGTTGCGTTGGCGCTAACTGGTTAGGCTGCTCCAAGGCTTTTTCAACCTGTTTTTTGACTTGGCGTGTACGGGCAAATTCCGCTGCTGTTTGAGTCAAAGGTATTTTAATTGGCGATTTTTGCAAAATTTCCAAGCCCCGAAGCACAACACCTGCGGTGTTTGGATAATTTACAGCGCCAGGTTCTTTGACCACCACATCCTTGATGGCATCCCGCAAATCAGTAATTTGATTGCGACCAGTTTTGCCAAACATATAGTCTAGCTTGCCCTCATTGTCCAACTGATTGATGAATGTGTTCAGGTTCTTGAAAGACATCTGATCACCCTTGGTGAGCATTTCTTTCATCTGCTGAATGGTTTGACCTTGCAGTTCTGTATAGGCTTTACGACCTTCTGGGCCAGCTTTTTTCAGCAAGGTGGTGACCGTTCGCATTTCCTCTAGCGAGCCGTCAAGCACCACATGCTTAAACACATCATCAAGCGCAACCCTGCGGTCAGCGTAACCGGCCTTGGTGCCAAGCAACTTGTCAACCCGAGACACATCCTCAAACTCTTTAGCCAGTTGCTTGCGTGATGCTCTGGCCGCTTGGTACAACTCACCGCCAGCACCCTCACCCATCTGGGTGATTATTTGCTTCATCTCTGGTGCGCTTGGCGAACCTTTAACTTTGCCGATCTGCTGATAAATGTCCTCAAGCGCCCGCACGGTGATGCTGCCAGTTTTGTTAGGGTCATTCATCGCCAACGATTCAGCCACTGAATCTAAAATTGGGTCAAGTTTGCCTCGGGCCGTAGGCGTCTTGGTGTTGATGTAGTCCAACAAACTTTGATACGATACCGGCTGCAAAGTTTCACCAGCGTTATCCGCCTTGGCATACAGTGCCTTGTAAGCATCAAACTTTTTGGTGTACTCGTCATTTAAGGCTTTGTCAACAATCTTGCCAACAGCACGCAATTGGGTTGGATCAGCAACTTCAGCGCCAGTCTCAGCCGTCATGCGCTCAAAATTGCGAACAATGTCTTGTTTCTTACCAGCCTCAAATCTTCGCATTTGCTCAGACAACTGAGTCTTTGCATCCTCTGAAATGCCAGTAACCGCACCACGCTGAACATCAGACTCAAACTGCTGCTTTTGCAAGTTGCGCTCACGCTCACCAGCCGTGGCACGGATGCCAAACTGCTCTAAGCGCTGCTGGCGCATCAAATCTTCTGCCGTGCTAGCTGCGCCCATGCCCACCATATCTGGTTGCTTGCGAGTCATCACATTGGCTAAAACATTTTGCACTGGTGCGACAGCCTGAGAAACTACTGGCCGCACAGCCGCCGCAGTTTGCCGCACGGCTGGTACAGCCAAAGCGTTCAACGATGTGCCAAGACTGCCCCCCAACACGGGAGGCAGATTCTCTGTCACTTTACCAACAGCGCCAAGAATGTCTCTAGCAGTTTCGGTGCGGGGCTGGTAGAACTGAGCGCGAGTCTTTGCCGCCATTGCCTCACCCGCAGCCCTAGCTTCTGGCGATCCTTGTGGCGCAGGGCTAGTCAGTTGGCCGTATATTCCAGCAATTGGTGCAGCTATGCCACCAGCAAGGCCACCAACAAGTGCCGCAGGCGTTTCAATCACGCCCATGATGCGGTCACGCATGGAGACTTCTGGTTGAGGGATGCCAGTTATGCGGCCTTCGCCGCCTGGTATTAGCGCTTCAGCACCAATTCCAATGGTCTTGTAAAAGTCCATTTTTGGAATGGACGAATAAAATTTTTGGTGCAACGAGTCAGCCAACTTGACATCTGGCACCTCGTTGTACTGAGGGTACTGTGCGCGGAATTCAGCAAGCGTTGCCATTTATTTGCCTCCAAGGAGTCCCAATGGATCGTTTGCGTTTGCGCCTGATGATGCGTCTGGAACTAATTTTGCTCCTTTTCCAGCAGCAATTTTTGCAGCAGAAATTACGTTTTGCAAACGTGCTTTTTTATCTTTTACTTGTGTTGGCCCATCACCAATTGCAGGGAAATAAGAACTGCGATAGCCTTCAAGTTGTTCTTTTGTATATGCTGCACCAGTTCCCAAAGTCAATGCAGCATCAAGAATGTCTAATTGTGCAGACTGAACACGTTGCCGCGCTTCGGGTGTTAATGTATTTGCCAAAGGCGTAGACAGCACATCTAATGCTGATGTAAATACGCCAGGTTTTGCCGCATCAGGATCATCTACCAAGGCTTTAGTCAATTGGCCTTCAGAAAATTGCAAACGCTGTAACAGTGTTGAGGCTTTACGCTCACCCTCAGTCATTCCTTGACCCTTGCCACGAAATTGTTTAGCTGCGGTAGGCGTTGCGCCAGCCAGAGGCGCTTGAGGCGCAGGCACCCGAGCGCCTGGCATGCCAGCACCGCCCGCTGCCGGAGCAGCCGCTGGAGCAGCACCACCCATGTTGACGGGAACCACTTGCAGCGTGCGCTTGTTAATGCCATAAAGATCGCCGTTTTCGTCTTCTTTAAGTTCCATGCCTGGGTTAGCTTTTTCCCAGTTAAATTTGTTTTGGTCAAACGCCAAACGCTTACGCGCATTTTCAGCAACAGCACCACGGTCTGCAATCTCTCGGTCATACAACGCTCGATCAGGGCTACCTTTTGGCAACGCATCACGATCTCTTATCAATTTTGCAATATCTGACGGCGGTGGCGGTGCAAGTTGAGCAGCCCTAAATTTGGCATAACCTTCTGGCGTTGGTGCAAATCCCAACGCTTGCATAGAAGACACATCTGTTGTTGGCTTTAATCGTTCTTCGCCCGCCTTGGCAAATGCCAATGCTTCTGGTGTGCCAATTTTATAGGCTTCATTAATTCTTCTACGCATGTCATCCATTGCATTGACCGGCGCGGCAGGCGCTGGCGCAAGGGCGTTGGTCATGCCGATAGACTCGTTGTAGCCTGGATAGGCTTCGCTTGCGGGTGCGGCAGGCGCAGCGCCACCAGTAGGCCCAAGCAATTTGGCAAACCGGCGTTGCTTGTCAAGCGTCTGCTTGATAACCAAGCCTTGTTTAAAGTACTCAGGGATGTTTGACTTAATCATTTCATCCGCAGCTACGTCCAAATCGGCAGGGCCACCTTTAGCAGCAATGGCTTCTTGCATCTTAGCCAGCGCAGCCTGATCGCGGCGCATGGACTCAAGCTGCATCTGCGAGACTTCAGCTTGACGTTGACCGCTTTGAATTTGTTGGATGGCGGCGTAGTCGGCTAGGGCGTTTTGCTGCGGCATTTCTACGCCGCGAAAACTCATCGCAATGTTAGGGTTTACAAGTGCCATGATTAGTCCTTAAGCGTCTGACCCGTAAGAAAATCTTGCGTATGGGTTTGAATATCCAACCGCAGCGCCCCCACCACCGCCATAATTACTGTAAGGTTTTTGGGTATCAATTTGCCGCTGTATCAAAGCATTGCGGTCTTGACCTTGACTGTAACCCATGTAGTTGCTCAAGCCCTGTGACAGAGCGTTAGCCCCGCCCATGTAGCCAGAGGCGCGGGCCTGTGCGGCTTGACCCATCGCTTCACCAGCACCAGAAGCATATGCCTGACCCGCAGCGCCCAGTTGGCCCGTAGAGGTTTGAGCCACACCGGCTAAAGATTGCAGCGGGTTAAGCCGCGCCATATTTTCAGCCTGATATCGATTAAAAGCGTTCAGGTACTCTGCGCTGCCCATCTCTTGGCCGTAACGCGCCGCCGCTTTTAACGCGCCGCCAGACATCAACCCACCACGTGCGGCAGATTGACGTTCAAGTGCCTTTTGGCCTTCAGACAAACGAAAACCGTAGCCTGGGTCTGCTCGAAACTGTTTCATGCTAAACGGCGTGTACCTAGACGCCGCTTCCAATTCTGGCAACGCACGAACACCGGCCTCGCGGAACGGCTTTTGCAATTCAACCTGACGCTCAAATTGTTCGCGTTGCAATTCAGCCGCACGGTCAGCCGCACCGGCTTGCACGTTTGCGGCGCTTTTAGCTGAACTGCCACCAATTAAAGAACTGCCGATAACTGCGGCGGCCATCATCCAAGGCATATTAATTCTCCCCTAGGCATTGCGCCAATTTTTGAGCTTCTTTAACGTCGCCGTCAACAATTAAAATTTCATCTACGTCATCAACGTCTGTGCATTCAGTAGCGTGAATGCAATACCAAACCACGTCTGTGAGCGATTTTACGCCGTGATGCTTACCCGCCGCAATAGTCAGGCAAGCAGGGGCGTCAACGACCGATTTAACCCCATCCACAAGCAATTCTACAGACCCGCTAGCCAAGATGGACAGATGGTCGTGCTTGTGGGCGTGTTGCACCAAGACATACCCTGCTGGAATGTGCGTTTCTTTAGCGTAGACGCCTGCGCTGAAATGGTGCTGAATCATGCTTTTATGTTATCCGAAACAGTCAAAATGATTGACGGGGACAAAGGATACGATGGCGTAACACTGGCGGGAAGCGTTTCCAACGATGCGTTGCCGTCCGTGTTCATCCAATACAGTTGAAAATATTGGCCTGCGGTAAACTCATAAAACAAGTTCAACGACATCATCGCTTGGCCATCTCCACCGGCGTGCTTGCCTGGCACGGTGACCCAGCTTGCCGAAGCTGCAACATTTGACCCGTTTACCACCAGCCAGACCACAGTATTGTCAGCCGCCGCATCTGTGTTGTAAAACTGGATGCTGAACTGGATGTTGTACAGCCCAGCCGTATCAACCGTGATTCTGGATGTAGGGCTACCAATTGCAATCCCAGATGAAACTTGAGTGCTGTTAAACGTAATTGCGGTAGGCGTTAAGGCAGCAGCAGACTGATTGGTCGTGTCATAAAACGCGCCATACCGAGGGATTTTCCAAGCCGGAACGCCAGAACTGTCCATCGTGTAAATGGCAACCGCTGTTGGCTTGGTAAACTTGGCCAAGGTGTTTACTGCTGAAGCATAAAGGGTGTCGCCGACAGCGTAGGAAGTTATATTCGTTCCACCGCTGGTAGTCGCCAAGGTGCCTGCAAGCGTCACAGCGCCCGTGGCGGCCGCTGCGGGGGTTAGGCCCGTAGTGCCGCCTGCAAACGACAGCACGCCCGTGTTGGCGATTGTGACGTTGCCCGTGGCGCTAGACACCGATATGCCGGTGCCCGCGATGTTGGACAGCACGCCCGTGTTGGCTACCGTAACGGTGCCTAAACCGTTGGTGACTGATATGCCTGCACCAAAACCAAGCGTGTTAAGGGTATATCCTGTGCCATTGCCAATCAGCAGTTGGCCGTTTGTAGGGATAGTAGCTAGACCCGTGCCACCGTTGATAACTGGCGTGATGCCAAGCGCCCCGCCCGTAATGTTGTAAATGTTGTAAAGCCACCGATACCACTCACGCGACACTGCCCCCGTGCGCTCGTCAGTAAGCGGCACGCGAGGCGGCGTGATCTGGGTATTAAGGTTAGGCATTCGTCGGGCTTATGATCAATTCCGCGCCCACGATGGCAATTTTTACCGGATCAGTGCCAGAAAGTTCATAGACCCTATCGCGCAGCTTTAGGGTCATGCCCAAGCGCCGCCAAAAGGTCCTGTGCCCATACGCGCCAAGTTTGCCAATTGATGACCAGTGTTCGTTTGAATATGTGTGGCCGCCGTCATCTGACCAGCGCAGCATGACTTCGGGGTTGTAGCCTGGTGCGGCAAGATAAGAATTGGTCACCAAGTTGTAGCCGCTAATGTCTTGATCTGACAGCTCGTACTGCCCAAGTGGCTCAAAACCATCGCCCGCTTCGGTGGTCAATGTGTCGCCCGATTGCGTGGCTAAAAAAGTCTGCACGTATTCGGCTATGAGGTCTAGCCCCGCCTCAGTGTCAATATTTTCACTGTCATAGGCAGGGTACAAATTCAAGCCAACGCCAGTTTCGCAGTCCAATTGCAAGCTGTGCTGCGCGGTGCGCTTGAGGTTGTTTTGGCCAGTAGGCAGTGCCCGCCATGACCGCAACCATTTTTGGATGCCGCCGTTGTCAGCGTACACATCCAAGTCAAGCGTGTAGATGTTGCCGTTTTGAAAGTCGCCAACAATGATGTTGCCGCCAAAGTTGCACTGGCAGTTGCTGCGGTGCCGCATAAATTCGCCGCTGTCAAAGCCAGCGCGTTCGTGCCATGCTTGCGTGGCTACGTCATACACCCACGTGGCGTTGCCGGAAGGGAAGGTCAGCACATAAAAAGCGTGGCCTTCTTGCTGGTAGGTGTAGGCAATAGCGTCCGAGATGTTGCCGTATTGGGCAATGGCGTACTCTATTGCATGGGTGGAAATGCGAACGCCAGTGTAGCCATTGGCACGATAGACGATGCCCTGCCCACGGGCGTCTGTGCCCAGCCAAAACAAGCCGTTGTCCATCTTGGCAATCGTGTACGCCGACGCGCAGCCAATTTCGTTAAACGCGCCTTGAATGCGCTGCAAAGGAAAATCAGCAGCGCCAGAGTTGTACCAGACCTCAACAGAATCAGTGCCAAACACCCACAGTTCGCGGTGGTCAGCAATAAGGCCCACCACGCCGTCTGGAGAGCCTTCAGCGCTTGCAAAGTCTAGCGGGTCAACGGATGAACCATTCAACAGTTGCGACACCCAGATGATCTGGCTATTGGGTTGGTTGAAGACAAAGTAACCGTCCAAATAAGCCACTGTCTTTGCACCGGCAAAGTCGGGGTCGTTAATTGCGGCAAATACGTTGGTGACTTCGTTGTATATGTAACTTGGCCCGTTGGCCGCGATAAACAGTTGCGTGCCGTTGTCTGCAATGGATACTGGGCCAGCGCCAATTACGGTGCCTAACAATATAGGCGTTGCATTTAAGCCGCTTAGCTTATAAAACTCATTGCCTGACACAACATAAAAGTCGCTGCCGTTGGTCTGGTGCGCCCACAAGCCACGGATTGGGCCGGTGCCTACAGTCTGAAGAAAGTTCAGGCCAGGGGCGCGGTTAAGAAACGCCGCCTCTTTGCCGCCCTCTGGAATGACTTCTGGGAACAGATTGACCATGCGGTTATCCGCAGCGTTGATACTGCGGGCGACATAGGCTGATCCAAGAATCGGTGTTTTCATGTTAGACGTAGCTTGGATACCACTTGGTTGTCGTTACATCGTAGGTCATTGTGAGCGCCCGACTCACGACTGCTGTACCAGCCACAGCAATGTTTCCTGCTGTTGTCCAAGTGAAAGCGCCAGTGGGGATCAATGTAATCGTGCCGCCGCCAGCAGATATTGGTGCTGCTGCCGTAATGGTCACAACAGCCGTTGTTCCAGAAACAAAAGCAATCGGGGTTGTTGGGGCAATGGTGGTTGCGCTTGCAATAGTGGGCGCGGCAGCACTCACTGCGCTAAAGCTACTTAGGGTAAGGCTTGTGCCTGTAGCTACGCCAAGGATAGGCGTAACCAAAGTTGGCGTAGTCGCAAATACGGCAAAACCTGTGCCGGTTTCGTCAGTCAAGGCGGTTTGCAAATTGGCGCTGGTTGGTGTAGCCAAGAATGTGGCTACGTTTGCTCCAAAACCGTTTATGCCAGTTGCAACCGGCAAGCCCGTGCAGTTGGCTAAAACGCCGCTTGCTGGCGTTCCAAGCGCGGGGTTGACCATTGTTGAATTGGTGAACAGCAGCGCATTAGTGACTTGTTTTGTCGTGCCCCCTTGGACGATTGGCAAAACGTCTGTTGTAGCCGCAGCCGTAGCTACAGGAAGGGCTGAAATTGCAATGGTGGCCATATTAGTAGTTTCCTGCGTAAATGTTAAAGCGTTGACGAGTCGCCACGATGGCGTAAGGCATAGACATCACATCATCTGGGTTGTTGATGCGTTTCAAGTTGCGCTTGCTGGTCATGGCAATACGCTGCACTTGGGGGCTTGGTTCAACACCAAACTCAGGTGCGATTTCCATCGCCAGATTGTAGGTAAACGCCCGCAGGTAACCTGGCGGGAAGAACAAGTCAGTCCCCAAGGTGGCAGGGTTGTTTAACTCTTGCACCGAGACAAAGTGCCACTCCAAGTCGCGTGTTGGGCGCGGGTAGATGGACATCGTAACGTCTGGGTAAGTCATGTTTACAAAAATGACTTGTGGGTACGTTGACGTTACGGTCTTGACCGCAATGCCGTTGTACTGCTGCTGGTTGATAAACTTGATGCCGAACGACACGTTGGTGCCAGGGTCGCGGAAGTAAGTCGCCTCATCCAGCAGCACGGGCCGCAAGCCAATAAAGTCGCCCGAGGGGCCAAGCGTGCGCGTAATTTGCCCTGCGGGCCAAGTAAAGATTTGATCTTGAGTGCTAAACACTGAAAGACGTTCGGTGTTCCACGAATCAATCATCTGATTCATCGCCATCAGACTGTCTTGCGAAACCGAGGCTGACGTTGTTTCGCCTTCGGCCAACACGCCAATCAGACGAAGCGCCCGATTGATTTGATCGCCAGCCGTGTAAACTGCCATGTCAGACTCCTTCGGCTACAGCCTTGCGTGTGTATTTGCGCTTGACTTCCAGCGCGTTGACTGCTTCTTCAGGTTCTGAAGGCATGTCCGGATTGTAGCGTGTCCAGCCGTTTGTTTCATCAAACACGGCCTCAAGTTCCATCGTGGCAACTTTAGCCCCGTGGATTGGATGAAGCAGATAGATCATTGCCATCAGTGTTTTCCTGTTTCAATTGCTCAAGCCAGTACCCGCAGTCTTGTAACGCACCGAGCGTTGCGTCCAAATCGGAACGCAAACGCTCGGCTTGTTTTTGCAGACTTTGCACCCGATCCATGATCACTTCACGGGTGATCATCTTTAAGCAGCAATGGCAGCAGTGACGTACAACGGCAGATAGCGGATGCCATCAGGCGTAACGACTTTAAGCGCTTGAACTGGACGGATTGTTGCACCGGATGTTGTGTCTTGCAGGAGCTTACCCGAACCCTTAGTCACACCAGCCAGATTGAACAAAGTGCCGCTTGTGTCGAATGTTGCTTTGTCAGCGCCATAAGAACTCAAGTAGAGGAACGATGTGTTCGTGCCAGTCACAGCGCCGCTAGGCATACCGACTTCAGCTTCAATCGCGGCGTAGGTTCCTTGTGTGCAACCAGCAGACAAAACAACTTCGCCGACAGTACCAGAAGCCAAACCAGTAACTCGGCCACTTGCGCCGAATTCTAGGTAGCCATACAGACCGTTAGCGTATGCGCCCAGTGCAACATTTGCTTCCAAGTCTGATTTGCTTGCCCAACCCACACCACCCACACCCGTGAGGGTAAGCGTAGTGGTAGATGCAGCAGCATTGCTACTTCCGGTGGTGGCATTTGTTACGGCAATGTTAGACACCGCAGTAGACGTTACCGTACCAGTAATAGTCGAGTTGTTAATGACCGCACCGTCTAGGTACGGGTCTTCGTAAGCAACACCAATAGGTTTTGTATTCGTAGCCATGATTTTCCTTTAGAAACAGGGGCCAAAGCCCCCGTTAGGTTTAAGCAATACGATAGCAGGTGTAAGTGCCGTCGCCCGTTTTACGAGCGCGGAAAATAGCACCGAAGCCAGACGCAGTGGTCAGGCCAGAGCCAACCAAAGTCCAGCCGGTATTGACAGTCAGCGTGGCTACGCCAGTGCTGGTAGACATGACAACAAAGTCAAAAGTGCTGCCAACTTTAGCGCTGCTGATTTCTGCATCAACGCCGCCCACGCCAGCCACCAGCGGAAGCTGAAGGTTGTTGGCATTGGTTTGCGTGTACAGAATGATGCCGCCTTCCAGATCAGCAACCGTCAAAGCGGCAGTTGCATTAGCTGTATAGGTTGCAGGGGCTGGGGCATAGCCCAGTACGATTTCGTTCAGGTTGCCGTCACCGAGTTGGTAACCGCCGCCGCCGTTTGGAAGTGCCATGATAATTTCCTTAAAAAAGATTTAAAAAACGCCCCCGAAGGGGCATTAGGTTTAGCCCCAGATGCGGCAAGCCATTTGTGGACGGATGGCGCTGTAGCCATACAGAACGTCAATACGGCAAGGCATACGGTCGTTGTTGATGTCGTACTGACGAACAACACGCAGGCTGATACCGTTGTGAACGGCACGAGCAGCCATGTCAACGCCTTGTGGCAGCAACAGGTCAGCAGTGGCGAACGTGATGGCATCCTTGTGGTAAACCAAGTTCTGAGCGAACTGGCTGGAAGCAGCGCCAACGAAGGTCACAGTTGCGCCAGTTGCAGGCA